GCACTGCAAATGCCCCATCGTTTGGCAACAATAACCAAGACGTATGTAGTTATGCAGCCTCTGCCGCTATACAAACCCAGATACTGGGAGTAGCGGGAGGAACATCTATAAGGGACATGAATTGTGAAAGGCTAAAACTTAGCCGTGCCTTATATAGAATGGGAATGAAAGTAGGAGCCGTAGCTATGCTCTGCCAAGACCCAAGAGTGTTCAATGCGATGGAAATGGCCGGGACACCCTGTCCGTTTAGAGGAAAGATAGGCATAGAGGCTGCAAAAGCATGGGCTGAGAATCCAGAGATGAAACCGGATTATGATAAGTGGGTTAAAGAGAATGTTACAGATGCAGATTGGTTACCTACAGAAGAAGAAACCGTTGGCATTAGCCTTGGTGCTCTTGGCTTTTTGTTACTTTTTCTATTTTAATGTAGCACAAGCAGAACTCCTTCAAGAGGGAGAAACAATCGTTGAAGAAGTAGAAACAGAACATTTAGGTGATGGACACATTGATACAGTTACTCAAACGATTACGATTATTGAAAACAAAACAACCGAAGACATCCTTCACTCCGATCAAGGTCTTGTGGGCAACACCAAGCAAGGAGACATGGATTCAGACTGGGGAGGAATTGGGCCAGCAAAAATGCACGGTACCTGCCCATCCAGTGAAATTGGATCTGGTAAGTGTGCTGAGATCACGGGGAGTACTCTAACTACCTTTGACCAGTATGTAGATATAAGTGACTTTCATATAACACAAGGGGGTGCATTAGATTGGGAATTATCTATGCACTTTTATGACACAGAAGATAGTGCGTACTTTCAAACCAAAGGGTATTCCAACAATGTATTACAATGGGATACCGGAGAAATAAACCTACAGAACAACAACAACGCTACTACCTATACAGGCTCCTACGATTTTGATAACAGCCTTGATAGAGTGTTTGTACGAGTAGGTGGAGTAGATAACGCAAATCTTGCTACAGGCCCATTGTTTGACAATGTTTCGTATACAGTAAACTACAATGTTATAACAACTGTGGTAAATACTTGGATAGACATTGTTCAACCGATGCAAATGGAAGAGTCTATAAAGTTAGACCTAATAGAAACATACGAGAATGCTTCTGTAGAAGAACAACAAAAGATGGACATAGAGATGCAAAACATGGATGTGGTTATGCATTTTGAATTAGAACCAACGTCTTCTATGGATAACATGAATGACATACAGGGTATGCCTGAAACTTTAAGTGTTGGCGTTATTGGGGATATGTTTCAGGATGTGGGCACTACGGGGGAAATGTCCATGGAAGAAGTGATGGTAAAAGTTGAAACTATGGTAGCAGAAATACAAAACATAGGTATGGATGTAGAATCTGTAGAAGTAAAGATGCCAGATCAAGAGATGCAAGTTGTTATAGCTGATATAGAACCAATGAGTGAACCAGTAGAAGAACCAAAAATAGAAGCACCTGAACCTGAGCCAGTAGAATTTACACAGGAAGAAGTAGAGGGAACTGTAGAAGTTGCGGATAATAAAGTGGAAACAACTCCTGAAGTTAAAGAAGAAATTAAAGAAGAAGCTAATGCAGAAGAAAAAACAATTACTAGCAATACAGTGGAAGCTAAAGAGGTTGCTAAAGAACAGGAAGAACCTCAAGAAAAAGAAGTAGCTGAAGAAGAACCTAAAGAAAAAGAAGTAGCTAAGGAAGCTAATGAGGAAAAACCAAAAGAGACAATGGCGGAGAAGCCAACTAAAGAGCAGGAAAAGAAACAAAAGAAAGCCAATCAAATTATAGCAGGACTACCAAATAGCTATGACCCTGTATCACAGATTACTACCCTTGCTCTTGTTAATGCTCTCGGTCCAGATATATCTACATACCAAAATGTAGCAACAGTTGTTCAGCCAACGTGGTACGTTGCAGAAGATATTTATACAGATTCTATTATGCCCGACCCCCTAGGAAGTTACATTAGTGTGCGATCAAATTTACAAATAGAAAAAATGATTGGACAACAGTATGAGTAGTGAGGTAGAATATAAAGGAATTAAAGTTAAAGGCAGTAGGTTACTGCTAATTCTACCTTTACTTGGTACACTTGGAGGAGGTCTTTGGGCTGGTTTTGAAGGGTACGCACGTTGGGTAGCAATGGAGGAAAAGATAAATGGCTACGTTGCTCCTAATCTTACTAGCTTTACTGTAAAACTTGATGTGCTAGAAGAACGTCTTACTAGTGTAGAGACCAATACAAATACAGAAGTTGTTGCATTAAAGACAAATATAACTACAGAGATGTCTGCGGTAAAAGAATTAGTTAGTGCTGCACAAGACGATGCAAGAACAATTCGTACAGACCTAAGAAAAGATATTAACGAAGTACAAGATCAAGTTGCTGGTGTGGACAGGCGAGCAAGAGGTCTAGATCTAGAAGTTCGTGGTATATTAAGACAAATAGAATCTGATATGCGAACTTTAATTGATCATGCAGCCGATAGATTTGATAATAAAAGAACAGCTATTGAGTCTGATGCAACTCGTAGATCAGAAGCAATTGATACTAAACTCCAAGAACTGGAAGAGAGATTGAGAACAATGTTAGTAAGAGCTTTAGATAATCCTTTGGCTGGCCAATAATGGCAGACGAAGATAAAAAGAATTGCAACTGTGAAAATTGTGATTGTGAAAACTGTACATGCTCAGAGGAAAATCCCTGTGCGTGTATGACTGATAAACAAGGAGAAGATACTAATGGTTGAATTAATGAATAGATTTAAAGAGCCTTCATCATATGCGGCACTCAGTGGTGTATTTGCTATGTTAGGCATAATGGTACCAAGTGACTTATGGCAAAGCGTAGTTATGGTTTGTTGTGGTGCAGCCGGTGCTGTTGGATTTTTTATACGTGAAAAGAAAGATTAAACTATGAGGTTACAAGCATTAAGGGCACAGTACGTGGCTAATATAGGTTTAGCAAAAGCTAACCTTGATGTATTATTACATTCTGCTGTAGGTATTGGAGAACATTCTGATATTACAGCAGAGATAGATAAGTGGATAGGGGCTATTGCAAGCAATCAAGATAAGATAGAAGCTATTGATGAACTGTATGATTCTCCAGAAGAAGAACCAACAAAACAGGGAGATTTATTTCGTGAAACTAGTAGGTGGTAAAGGAAAAAGATTATGAGTAATACACCAAAAGATAATACGAATCAAGCAATTTCACAAGCACTTGCATTACTGCGGAGAGTTACAAGTGCAAAATGGATAGCCAACGCTGCAAAAGCAAAAAAAAGGGCATCCGGTGGAAGAGTTAAACCAAAGAAAATGATGGGTGGCAAAGTAGCTAAAAAGAGGATGTACGGTGGATCAGTTAAAAAATCTAAATAAAATCCGAAGAAAAACCAGCACTATACCTTTTGGTTATGTGTTGGATACACAGGATGAGAAACACTTGTCTCCTATACCAGATGAACTACAAGCACTGGATCAGGCATTAACATATGCCAAGTCTTGCGGGTGGCGAAAAGCAAGCCAGTGGCTGTTGGCAAAAACAGATAGATATATATCTGATGAAGGTTTAAAGAAACGCAGTAAGTTAGGAACCCATTTAGATGGCAGCAAAAGCCAAACTGGATAGGAGGGTGATACGTAAAGCCGTATCAACAAAACTATCCAACCTTAAAGCTAAGGTAAAAAAAGACTCAAAACGTGCTGTAAATGCACGGTACAGGGCGAATAAACTACAAGAAAGCCTTGGTAAGATAGACGCAGCTCTCTCAGGACATGGAAAAGAACCCATATCTGAAGAAGAACTACTAGCTTTACCAGAAAAAGTACGAAACCACGTTGCTGAAAACGAGATTGTCTTTAAAGCTAACGATGGACCGCAGGCAGAGTTCTTAGAAAGTCCAGAAAGAGACGTACTGTATGGCGGAGCAGCAGGAGGAGGCAAATCATACGCACTTCTAGCTGATGTTTTAAGAGATGTAGGCAATCCTAACCACAGAGGCCTACTACTAAGACGTACTCTACCAGAATTGACCGAACTTATAGACAAAAGTAGGCAATTGTACATGAAAGCGGTGCCGGGGGCAGTATTTAAGCAAGCAAAGTCTACATGGGAGTTCCCTTCAGGGGCTAAAGTGTGGTTTTCTTACGTAGATGATGAAAGAGACGTAACAAGATACCAAGGACAAGCGTTTAACTGGATAGGAATAGACGAAATAACACAATATCCCACACCATACGTGTGGAACTACCTAAGATCAAGACTTAGAAGTACCGACCCAAAACTTGGTCTATATATGCGGTGTTCAGCTAATCCGGGAGGTGTAGGAGGCTGGTGGGTAAGAAAAATGTACATAGATCCATCTCCACCGGGATCAGCTTTTTGGGCAAAAGAATTTGATACACAGAAAACAATAAGGTACCCTATAGGGCACGCAAAAGAAGGGCAACCTTTATTTCTAAAGAAATTTATACCGGCAAGGTTGACAGACAATCCATACCTTGCTATAGATGGGCAATACGAAGCTATGTTGCTCTCCTTACCAGAAGTAGAACGAAAACGATTATTAGAAGGAGACTGGGATGTCGCAGAGGGGGCAGCTTTTACAGAATTTAGTAGATCCATACATGTGGTGGAAGCCTTTGACCCGCCAGATGGTTGGGCTAGGGTACGTGCCGGAGATTATGGCTACAGTAGTCCTTCTTGCATTCTTTGGGGTGCTATAGACTGGGACAACAATATCTGGATATATAGAGAACTGTATATAAAAGGTAGAACTGGTGAAGCTCTTGGTGAATTAGTATTAGAATTGGAAAGAAACGACCCAACCATGCAAAT